CAATAAAAGCGCAATGGGTGCTGCTATACAGATTGAGATGGCACTTGATCAAGCGCAGCAGTTTGAAAAAGAACTGCAGCTGCTATTCATGCAAGCCGGTAAAGTAGACGTGTGGGCAAAGATTAAGCAGCGTGCTGCTGCTATGGAGTTAGAAGCTGCTCACGAAGCAAGACGTCAACGCGAAGCGGCTGCTCGTAAACGCAAAAAACTGCAAGAGCAGCTAGAGTGGTCACTTGCATTTGTGATTATTGTGCTTACTGGTTCTGCGGTTGGTTGGGGCCTGGTCAAGTTTATTGAATACTGTGCAACTAATCAGTGCAGTTTATAAGGAGAAGTGGATGACTGAAGAAAAGAAGCCTCTTAGTCGTAGCGAACGCGAAGCCCAAATTAAGGATAAAGCTGGTTGGGTTATCACTGTTCTTGCTGCTTTGCTGGCCATTAATACTTATATTGCTAGTGGCAATAGTAGCAAAGTGCTCAATAACACGATAAAAGCTAACGATACCTGGAGTTTTTATCAGGCTAAAAGCATTAAGCAAACCTTAGCCGAAATGGCTTACGATGACGCTGTTGCTCGCAAAGACTTTGAAAAAGCCGACAAGCTAAAAGCAAAGGTTGCTAGATATGAGTCGGAGCCTGAAACTGGTGAAGGCAAGCGTGAGTTGATGCAAAAGGCTAGAGCACTGGAAGCCGAACGTGATGAGATTCGTAAAAAGAATCCTTGGTTTACTTTTGCAGGCAGCGCGTTTCAGATCAGCATTGTGCTGCTGAGTGCTAGTATCTTAGCGGTCAGTATGCCACTATTTTGGGCCAGTGTTGCAGTCGGCGGTGTAGCTAGTTTGCTAATGTCGCAAGGCGTGTGGATGTGGCTGCCATTTTAAGGAAACAAAATGCAAGAAGAACAAAAGCAAGAAGTACCTAAAGAGGTAGAAAGTTGGATTCAGAAAAAATGGCGTCCAATGATGGCTGTTATGTATATGTGTGTATGTGCAGCCGACTTTATACTATTCCCCATTATGTTCACCATAGTACAGTTCTGGGAAACACAAGCAGCTAACGACGCTTTCCGTCAGTGGGGGCCGCTAACACTACAAGGTGGTGGACTATTCCACATGGCTATGGGTGCTGTGCTTGGTATCACCGCTTGGAGTCGTGGTCAAGAAAAGATGGCAGGTGCAAATGCTCCTCCAGCACCACCAATGCAAGTTACTACCACAACTCAAACTCAACAAGTTTCGTATACTCAACCACAACGAAACTTTAACCAAGGTTACGACGACTACCAGCCGCAAGTAACCCAAGGCTTTGGCGGTAAGCTAGCGCCACCTCCTCAACAACATCCTGTAATTTAAGGATCCAAATATGAAAAAAGTACTACTAGCAACACTACTAGCATTTAGTGCTACTGCTTGGGCGGCAGATCCTCCAGCCAAAGCAGCTAGTCAACCAGAAACTAAAAAGGTTTGTGTTGATAAGGTAAAAGAGGGTAAGCCTGTTATGGGCAAAGACGGCAAGCCACAGCAGGACTGCAAAGAAATCAAAATCCACAAAAAGCTGGAAGGTACTAAAGTAGAGGACACAAAGGGCAAAAAATAATTTATAGTTGACACCTAAGGCGTGGTCTGCTATAATACTTCACATAGCAGACCACTTTGTTTAACAAACACAAGGAAGTCTATGGCTAGTGGCAAAAGAGCGCGACGAGCAGGCAATCTTGAAGCAAATCCTGTTGAGTTCGGTTTTCAAGAAGTAAAGCCGTTAAATTATATTCAAGGTGAATATTTACGGGCAATACACGAAAATCAGATTATATTTGGCGTAGGTAGCGCAGGCACAGGTAAAACCTATGTAGCTGCAACGTACGCTGCAAGTGAACTATTTCATCGTCGCATACAAAAGATTATCCTAACTAGACCTAATGTAGAAACTGGTCGTGGTTTAGGATTTCTGCCAGGTACTTTAGAAGAGAAGTATGCTCCGTACTTAGAACCATTTGACCAAGTATTTGCAAAGAGTCTTGGTAAAGGTTTCTACGAATACGCACTAAAAGCAAAAAACATAGAACCCAAGCCACTGGGTTTTATGCGTGGAGCAACTTTTGATAACTGCATTGTGCTACTAGACGAAGCACAAAATGCTACCAAAGAAGAAATGAAGATGCTGCTTAGCAGAATCGGTAGAAACTGCAAAATGATTATTAGTGGTGATATTGATCAAGCAGATATTCCTGACAGCGGTTTATCGGATGCGGTAAACAGACTGCAAAATATTCAAGGCATTGAAGTTGTCAGATTCTTGGATAGCGATATTGTTCGCAGTAAGATGTGTAAAGAAATTATTTTAGCTTATAAAAATTAAAGGATCAAGATGGCTAAGACATACAAACCAACTAGTGGCATGGCCAGTGCTGCTAAACGTGCCCTAAAGTGGAAAGACGAAGGCAAGCCAGGCGGTACCCTAGTTGGCTTAGCCAGAGCAAATCAACTAAAGGATCGGGAGCCTCTAAGCGCCAGTACTGTGCTGAGAATGTACAGTTTCTTCAGCAGACATGAAGTAGACAAGAAAGCTACTGGATTTTTTGCTGGTCAAGAAGGCTATCCAAGCAAGGGCCGAGTTGCTTGGGACTTGTGGGGCGGCGACGGTGGTTACAGCTGGAGTAGAACAAAGCGTAACCAAATTCAGCGTGATCGCGAGGGCAAAGCCCTAAAACTGCTCCAGATGACTAAAATGCAGATTGCTAAGCCACTGCTAATGGCCGCAGCGCAAATGCTAGAAGACTATGCCAACGAGCAGATTAGTGAAGAGCTAGACGCTTTTGGTCAGTTTATGTATCATGCGGAACTGCTACGCAACGGTCACCTAGATGTGTACCTAATGGACTTGCACAAAGTAGACCAGCCATACCGTGATATACTAGTAATGGTATTTGAAGAACTCGACGAAGGCTACGTTAGCGAACCACATGACGGTGACAGCGAAGAAGTAGACGACGAAGATAGTGACGAAGATACTCCAACATGAAAAAAGCCCCGTAACTTGCGTTACGGGGCTTTTTTGTTTGTGCTGATCAGTTGATTACTTTGTCAGCCAACTCACCTTGGCCTTGTGCTGGCTCAAGCTGAGCACGAGCCTGCTGTTGAATCTTAGCACTCAGCGGATTGCAAATCTTGCCAGGCAGTTCTTGCAAACCAGCCAAGATAGCATTTGCTTCGTCAATAGTGAATTCAAATGTTAGTGTTTGAGGTTGTTGATTTTCCATATGGTTTTTTACTTAATTGGGCATGCCCCAGTTGAACAATCTTCGCTAACAATTTCGTCAAAGCTGTTAGCACTATCAATATCTACAGGTAGTAGTTGTTGAACATAATCGCGATAAGTATGCTCGTCAACAACTTCCTGTGGCAAGTACAGATAACCTAGGTCTTTAGCTGTTTTAGTTGGATCGGTACGGTAAATAAAACTCACACCAACATAACTATCCCAGTTGTTTAGCAACCAGTCAATGATACCATCAACTTCACTAGGATCGTAACTAATAGTAACCGACGTATTTTGCTGAGTCCAGCTATTCTGAATCAGCTTATACTTTTCCAGCTGCTCGATAGCAGTGTCCAAGTTAACTTCTTTGCCATCTACTTTGTGGAACGGCACGTCCTGCCACTCCACAGGGAAAGTGATCAGCACACCACTTGGGTCAGTGGGGTGATTGATTACCTTATAGTTTGCACTTCGCAAAATTTCAACAATAGGATCGTACCTGCTAAATTGTACGTTGTTGAAGATATACTTGCCAAGCGGCTTGTGAACGCCTTCAGTGGTATCCATGATCTTGCTCAAGGTACCTGACGGCTTAACACAAGTAATATTCTTAGGACGTGGCAAGCCTAACTCGTCGGCCATTCCGACGGCTGCGGCTGTCGCCGTACGCTTTAAGTACTCGTAATCATAGCCCGTCATGTCAGGACGTTTAGCGATGCCAGTAAGACCGACCCCGCATAGTCGTAGGAAATAGTTATTGAGGTGCCATGCTTCCTGTAGTATACCATCCAGTAAATTAACGCATGTCTGGCGATAATTTGCTCGTGCTGCGAGTCGGATAGCTTCGTGTAGTCCAGCCGTGTCACCCTTGAACTTGGCAATGTCTGTTTCTGTGAGATTGCAAAATGACTTATTTCCGAGTAGGATTTCGACGCAGGGGTTTGCTCCCTTGAACCAAGGTGCGCGTCTACGGGCCTCAACGGCATTGATGAATCCAGGTTCACTTCCACCAGCCTCCAGCATTAGTTGAAAAATCTTTTCCAAATCCTCGCGATGTGGCTTTTCATTAAAAACCAGTGAGTTGTTGGATTGCTGTCTGTGGCTGTTTCCATAGAGCCACCAGTCTTTCTTAGCAGTTGCAAATTCTTCCCACTCAGGCTGTCCGTAGTCGAAAAGAGCAATTTCGGCACTACGACGACTGCTGAGAATAGTCCCAAGATGGTTAACAATGTCCAGTATATCCATCCTAGTAAGTAGACTATCAGCACGGCCATTAAGAATATTGGCAATAGCAGTATAAGCAACACTAATAGCCTCATCACCACTACTAATCCACCCATAACCCTTTAGCCTTTCACCAGCAGGTCGTAACTGTGAAAAATCAAGTACCAGAGTATCAGCAGGGAACTTACCCGCAAGCAGCTTACCCACAGACTTTGCCCAAGCTTCTGCACTATCTCCGATCTGAATAGTCCAAGTCTTAGTTTCAGGTTCCCAATATTCCACATTGTGCTCATTACCACCCTTTTCAGTACGAGTGCTACGGACTACCTTGATATTCTTGATAGGCTTCGAAAAACCGTTCAAGGTACCTACTACTGGCTTGAATCCAACACCACAACCCTGCAGCAGTAGCCACAAGCAGTCTACTACGTCGTACACAGTTTCTACTTCGGTAAAGCTGCAGTTAAACTGTGACGCTTCACGACTTTGCGCTACGTTAGTACCACCCAGCCAAAGCGTGCGGCCACTCATTGACACCTTACGATCCAGCATTAGCTGTTCCAAGTCATACAGCTCGCCGTACTCTTTGTCATTTAGATCACGACCAACAGCGCGCTCCCAAAGCCACTGCTGATGGTCAATAACTCTGGCAACCGTATCATGCCAAGTTTCAAAATTCTTACCAGTATCATCAGTAGGCCGTGAATAGGTACGCCGCGTAATTACTTGTGCTCTTGTACTTACTGTCATTAGTGTTCTTCCTTTTTCATTTCGGATAATATATCTCTAAATACCTGTACCAGGATTTCTCTATCAGGATTACCAAACTGTCCTTTGACTCCAGGTATTCTTACAGATTTAATTTCATTACGAAGCGTATAATATTCTAATATAGCTTCTGCTTGTGGTAATTTATCTATTAAGTAAGGTTTAATTAACTTAATAAATTCTATGGCATCTTCGCCATAGAACGAGTAGGCGTACTGCGTTTTATTGGTACGTTGAGTTCTATTAGTAATTGATCCGCCAAAAATGTTCTGCAGTCTTACCAAAACATTTTTAGCCGTATTAGTTACTCTTATATCTACAGCACCGTTCTTAGAAATACTTATACAACCTTCACCATCAAAAAATCCCGCTGCATAAGCTATATCGGTTTCGGTCATACTAATCCTTTAACTAAGTTCCGGTACTGCCAAATCCGCCAGTACCGCGTTGTGTATCATTCCAAACGTCTTGAAAGTGTACCAGCTCAACCTTTTGTACCACAAGCTGTGCAATGCGATCCCACTGGTTGATCTGATAAGTTTCATTACTTGTATTCTTTAGCAGCACCTTAAGTGTGCCGCGATATTCTGCGTCTATAACTCCAACGCTGTGTGGGATAGTAATTCCCTTTTTACCTTGCGAGCTGCGGTTGTATACCAAACCTACATAGCCGTAGGGAATCTTAACCGCCACGCCAGTGTCCACCAGCTGCTGTTCTCCAGGCTCCAGGTATATGGTTTTGCTATCTGGTAGGTAGGCAAACAAATCAGCTCCAGCATCCCACTGGTGTTGACGTTGTGGTAGCTTAGCGCCCTCACTTACTAGGCACTGAACTGTGCTGCGCGTTTCGCTAGCAAAGTTTACACTGCCTGTCGTAAGAACATAACTATTAGTTGTTGACATAATTTTCTAAGATTGTATCTATTTGTTCACAATTTGACTCACCCAGTGCTTCGTGGCAGTGAGTAACCAAGTCCATTAGTTTGTAGTTAAGCATCAGCTGCTCACCACTTTCATTCAGCGCCTGCACATACTTTAGCTTACTAGCGATAGGCAAGCTAGCAATAATGTCATAAGTACTACCAAACTCAACAACCAGCTGTTGAGCGCGTTTAGGCCCAATACCAGGAACACCAGGGACATTATCGCCGCTGTCGCCAGTAAGACACTTAATGCTAATGTAATCTTCTGGGTTAAAGTCATAGTGTTCGTGCCAATTATCCCAAGTAGTTTCTTTACGGGTAACATAACTAAATCTGCTTACATTTGGCTGTATTAGCAAGTCCCAGTCTTTATCACTACTGACCAGCCAAATATTGTCTGTGTTTATGGTTTTCTTGCGGTTAACTATATACGCTGCAATGTCGTCAGCCTCAACGCCTTGAAATCTCACCACAGGATAGTCTGTGGTTTCACGAATGTAGTCCAGCGTTTTGGTAAAGTCTTCAAAGAACAACTCAAACTGCGCTTTTTCAGCGTCTGTTTGCTGCTCAAACTTATCTTTGCGATTCTGCTTGTACTCCACATAAAGCTCTTTGCGATACTGGCTAGAGCCTTGGTCACAGGCGATTATAACCTTATTAGCTTTATAACTCTTTTTAAGGCTTTGTACTGTACGCAGGTAGTCTTCCTGAAAGTCAGTAGCACCACTGTGCTTGTAGCGGAACGCTAAGTTAAGTGCGTCTACGACCAGCAGCGTATTTTCTGTTTGTTGCATTATTTTGAAAGTTTTTGACATTTTAGATAGTATATTATATCAAATATAGTGTTGAATTTCAAGCCACAAATTTTGGTGTTTCGTGCTCTAGCCAGTCGTCGAGTAGGGCAACGAAAAACTCAAACCCTTCACGGCTGATGCATATGAAAGGGTAGTTATTGCTACTTGGCAAATCTTCAAATGCCACAAACAGTTTGCTGCGATCAAATTTGAATATTAAGAGTGGTTGTTTGTTTACTTGGCAGCCTTGGCGGTAGGCTTGACGCCACCACTCAATTAACTGCGAAGTTTTACTTGTCAAGATCTGTGAAGTAAGGTGATCTTCTGCATATCCCTTGACTTCCACACACCACAAGTTTTGTGAGTTGGGCACGTATAGGTCGCCCTTTAGCTGATGTTTAGGGTCGAGCGCACCACTACCTGGTACGCGCTCCCACCCTAAACCGCTGTGCTTGCGTAATACATCACGAGCCTGGGTTTCCGTACGAGCACCTTTGGCCCGTGAGTCCACCATTACTCGCTAGCCTCCTGCTTTAGCTTAGCTTCTTGTGCAATCTGCTTTGCACTTCGCTTAGGAGTGGGTGCGGGAGCAGGCGGTGTAACCGCCTTGGGTGCTTCCTTAGTTACCAGCTCTTGCTCGTCTACACTATACACCACACTGCCGCCCTCAACTTCTAGGGTTTCCGCCTCTTGGCGAGTGATAAGCTGGTGCAAGAACACTTGTCTGCGAACGCCATCACGGGTTACAAAAACCTTGGCGTCTTTAATCTGTTCAATTTTTACCATGTTAAACCTCGATCTTACTAATGTTGCTGCGTTTAACAACATTTACTTTTTCTAGCAGTGGGTGGGTAAAGCCGTGTGAGACTAGGAAAGTGTTTAAGTGCTCTTCTTTGAGCAACACTTCCACCAGCTTGTCTTTACCGTCTGGATCAAGTGCCTCCACCGTCTCGTCTAGTATAAGCAAGTTGATTCTGCTCTGGCTTAGGGTCTGCATTAGCTTGCGAATTGCGAGTAGCGTTGCCACATTTA